TCTTTGCGGTCTAGCTATCTTTGAGAACTTTGTTATTATTTTTGGTTTGTTTTTTGGCTTTGCTTGTTTTCTTTGGTTTATTTTCTTTTGAACTTTGTTCCGTTTTTGGCTCGACATCTGCTATAACCTCTAATACTTCTAAAGGATTTTGTTCTATTACTGTTTTAATAACAACTTTTGGTGAAGTTATTATGCCTTGTTTAGCAAGTCTTCTTTGTCTTTTCTTTTCTTTCTCAACTTCCCAAATTTTTTCTCTGATTGAACTAACCATAACCTATCCTTTCATAGCTTTCATAGCGGCAATATCTCTGGATGTTTGATCCCTTTGATTTGCTATTTCTTCTTGTTGATCTAATCTTTGTTGGTCAAGAAGAACGTCATTTCTTTCTTTCTCTATATCTAAATTTTGTTTTTTCTCAAACTGATCTTGCTTCTGTGCAATTTCTTGACCTCTAAGTGCTAATTCTTGTTTTCTTATTGTTACAAGAGGATCTTCACTTGGTGGAGGTGTTAAAGCTTGTGCATACTGCTCTTGTATTTCCGCGGCTATTTCTGCACTTCTAGAAGCTATTTGATCTTGCATTGCTTTCATGGCATTTGGATCTTGTTGCATCATCATTTGTTGCTCTGGTGGGATTGTAGCCATTACTTCTTGTTGTGCTTGTAATTCTGACATCATAGCAATGTGTTCTGATATATGCCCTTGTAAAGTCATGATTATAGCTGCGTTTGCTTGTGCTACTGGCGTACTTATCATGGCTAAATGAGCAGATATATGTGCTTGATGATTTTGTTCTGGAAACGCTGTTAAAGTTCCACCTCTTAAAGCCTCTTGGTTTTCTTTTGCAGGATTCATGGGCATAGGCTGAGGGGGAGGTTGCAACACAGCCTCAATGTTTGTAACGCCTAATGCTTCATACATCTTTCTGTAAGCTTGATACATTCCATTCGGCCCATGAATGTCTGGATTACTTTGTGCTAATTGTAATTGTGTTTGTGCCAAAGCAATACGCTGTGACATAGAAAATATATTTGGGTCTGAAACTGGTAATATATCAATTCTGTCGTCAAAATCTGCTTGCTTGATTTCTGGTGGTGCACCTGGAACTTGATACGGATACATTGGAACATCTATAGCAAATATTCTTCCAAGCAATTTAAATTCTATTTTCTGTGAGTAATGAAGTCTCTTATGTATAGCAGACATAACTTTGGTGCCACGCTCCATTATAGCCATAGTGGTACCAACTGGAGCATTACCTTGCATCTCTCCAACTTTCATGTCTGCCATTGACGCAAAACGTCTACCAGAGTCTACAAGGGTTCCTAATAGCGAATATAGAGTCTGGGAAGGCTCTTTAAATGGTAAAGGCATGATTGCTTGCCTTAAATCCATTCCCACCATGTCTACATCTCTAAACTCTCCAGGACTGAGAGGTGTTTCATCATCTCTAATTCTTGCACCTCTTGCTTTAAATCCAGCAGGAAGATTAGATAACGTACCAGCATCTATTAATTGTCTTAGTATTGATGTTGAGGCTCTTGATAAGCCACCTATCATATGCGTGAGACCAAAACCATAAAAGCCAAGACCAGGCAGAAACTTATAGTGTACAAAGTAAGGTATTTTCCTACGGAACGGATCAATTTCGTTGAAATTCCTTTTGATTGATAAGACTTCACCAGATTTCTCCACTATTGTTACAACATAAGGTAGTTTTAATCCAGTTGGCTCTCCATCTTGCCCAACATCTTCAAAACCTATTAAGTCTAAATCTGTATGAATTTCATATAAAGTTAACTCTTCATTATCACTTGTACTTTTTTCTACACCTTGAATATCATCAATTGTTTCTTTTACTTCATCATAATTACTAGATGACCCATCTGATGATGGTAAATCTATATCTTTATAGAAGCCTTGTAGCTGTAGTTTTCTAATCTCATTTTTGCCCATTCTCACTGTATGAGTTATACGTGATGATGTTCTTAAATCTGTTGCGTTGTATGGAACGATTAAATCTTCTGCATGAACAAACTTTGAAACAGCTCTTTGCATTGATGGGTCAAAATAAACCTTTTTGAAAGCAGAACCTACGATTGGAAGATAAAACAACATTTGATCTAACTCAGGGTCATATTCTTCCATCTCATAAGTTATTTGATAATTCATGTAGTTTTTAACACGCTCTGCTTGTGCTAATAACTCTGGACTTTCTGCACCTACAATAACTGTTCTAACAGGACCACCCGCAGGCAACATCTCTCTATAAGCTTGTGCTTGGAACTGTGTAACGCTTTCTGCTAATAGAGGATGAACAACACCAGAGGCACCATCAAAAGGCTCTGTTCTGTCTTCATAGTTCATACCAAGTAGTTCTAAACCACTTTTATATGTATCTTCCCATTCTCTTCTAGAAGAAATATCATCTTCAATGGCACTAACTAAATCATTTGAAATTACGCCAAGATCATCTTCGTCAATAAATTCTGCTAAATTGGCATCAAACGGCACTGGCAAAGTTGCTTCTACTTCTTGTTGTGCCTCACCTATGATAACAGAACCATCATCAAGTTCTGTTATTCCAGGTGTTATGTCCACCTCTGGCAAAGGTATTTGTATGCCTTGAGGTTGTTCTACGTTTTCAACGCCATTTACTTTTTCAATTGCCATGTTTTATCTGATGGAAAATCCACCACCTTTTATTGCTGCACCTTGTCCACGGCACATCATTTTACCACCTTTACCTTTTACGCTACCACCATATTCATATTTCGATGCTAGATTAGGATTAATCTTTTGTTGAACCTTTTCTGGTAATTTTGAAAAACCTTTATATTTGGAAGGAACGGCTTCACCACCCTTTTCCATTTTTTTAGCTTTTTCATTTTGTTTAGCTACCTTTTTGCTAAACTCTTCATTTATAATTTCTGTTTTATCAGCTTTAAGGCTTTTAGGTCTCATCTTTGGCTTTGCCACATCGCCACCATCTTTCATGCCTTTAGCTTTAACTTTTTCAATTGCTTCCATAAGTCCACCATCTTTCTTTTTAACTGGCTTTATTCTTGGAGACATCATACCTAATTCTTCCATAATCTCTTCCATTTTCTTTTGAAGCTTTGGTGTCATACCTTTTGTGCCCGGCATATTACTCTCCTGTCTCTGGGTTAATCATTCTTGATCTAGTCATGTTAACAACCTCGCCTCCGTCAGCCATCTGTATTGTCTTTTGTTGAACACTAAACGGATCTTTCTTAGGGTTAGGTGTTATACTAAAAGTCTGTGGCCTAGCACTAACTTTACTTGTTTTTGCCATTCTTTTCAAATTTTTTGTGATTGCAGCATCTTTCTTGTTCTGCATGTCCACAGTCTTAATGCCAGTCTTGCCACTCTGTATATCAGTAATTGTTTTAGCCAATCCCTTTAAAGGGTCTGTCTCACCACCTTTTTTTAAAAGCTTCAATTGCTTCATCTTGGTTGTGTCTATCACTTTAATCTTTGGCTCTGTCCTTTTTATCTTCGGTGTTACGCCAGTGCCATAATTCTTTCCAGGCACAGGTTGACCACGCCTTGCTAAGTCTTGATAAGCTCTTATTCTATCTGCTTCATCTGACATTATCTTGTTCCTTTAAAACTGCCACCTCTGCCGGGTACTACCCCACCCATGTTCATTTTTTTGGGTTTTTCAGCAATTTTTTTTGCTATTTCTACTTTTATAATGCCTGGCAAATTTCTTATGGGATTAGCTGCTCTTGCAGCACCAACTAAACCTTGCTCAGATTTTAAAATGTTTTCTGCAAGTCTCTTCATTTTATCTTTCATTACCTTACTCCTTTAAAACTACCACCACGACCAGAAACAACGCCGCCCATATTCATAGGTCTAGGTAAAACGCCTTTTTTAACCAATAATTTTCTTATTTGCCTTACAGACATTGGTTCCGTGTCAACTCCTAATATTTCATCAACACCTCTTTTTTCTCCAGCTTTTGCTAGATCGTCTGCAAGTTTATCATTTGATGCTGCCATTAGTAATACTCCATCTTTCTTCTGTAAGCGGGTTCAAACTCCTCATCGTCAGGTGTGGATATAAAACCACCTTGTCTGAATCTTAGTATAGCCTGTGTCATCGAATCTGCCAAGTCATCATGATCTCCATGTGGAAAACTCGCACACTCCTCAACAACCTCTTCTGCAAAGTTGGCATCAGGTCTCCACACCATGCCACTCTCAAAGACTGGTGCACATGCGTTCATACGTGCAAATTTATCAGAACCTTTGCTTGGCGTAAATGGTGTAACTGGAACACCCATACGCCTTAACTCTTGCGTTAAAGGTGTACCACTAGCCTTTTGCTCAATGAGTATCATGTCAGGGTCATACGCCTCACATAACTCCATTGCTTTCTGCTTGAGTTCTGGAAAATCCCATCTGCCCTTTTCTGAATCAAGCAATATGATAGCGTCACCCTCACCTTCTACTGGCGTAAAAATACCCCAAGTGGTTATAGCACTAAAGTCAGAACGCTCATTTTTTGTAAAAGCCGTATCATATGACTGAATTATGTAAGAACAAGCGGGAGGATCATCACGATTCCAAATCTTCCACCACTCCCTCTTGATTATCGCTCCCTCTTCTGCCGTCGGATTTTGCATGTACTGTGCGTTCCACTTTCCTACGGGAATCGAGGCTTTCACGCCTTCTAATTCTTCTTTGCTCCAATACTCTGGCCAAAGTACGTTTCCAGTCTCTGGAAATATCGCTGGAAATTCTACCACTTCCCATTTATCCGCACCTCCTTGAGCTTGTTTTTGTAAAACCCTTGCCGTTAGATCCTTAATACCCCAACGTGTCATAACAATAATAATTGAGCCACCTGGCTGAAGTCTCTGTCGTGGTCCTGATGTATACCACTCATAAATACTATCCAAAGCCGTAGGACTTAATGCATCTTGTTCTGATACAGGGTCATCAATAATCAATAAGTCTGCACCACGACCAGCTAACGCACCACCTACACCAACAGCGTAGTATTCACCACCACCATTTGTTGACCATCTGCCAGACGCCTTCGCATCACTTGCTAATTTAATATCTGGAAACACATCTCTGAAATCTTCACTGTCAATTAGGTTCTTAACCTTACGACCAAAACCCACCGCAAGCTCTGCTGTGTGTGTTGCTTGTATTATCTTCAAGTCTGGGCGTTTACCCATCAACCAAGCAGGAAATAAATAACTCGCAAATTCAGATTTTGTGTGTCTTGGCGGCATGTTAACAATCAAACGCTTAATCTTGCCATCTGCAACGGCTTGAAGTTTTTCTGCATAAATCTTATGATGCTTACCCTCAATGAAAGACGGCCATATACGCTTTACAAAATCTAAATATTTATCTTGACTAACTTTTTGCTTCTCAAGCATGTTTAAGCGATCAAGCATAGGAGCTATCTTTGATAACTCATCATCGCTTAAATATTCAGCAAATTCTAAGTTCATGAAACAGAGGCTAGAAACTCATCAACTGCACTTACTAACCCACCTTCTTTTTTGGAAACTATCGGCTTGGCAGGAACACCAGTCAACATCTCAATCAACTTGTTTAAATCTCCAGTGTCAAAACTAATAGGATTTATGCTTGCTGAAGAAGGTGCAAATGGACTTTCAACAACTGTCGGAACTGGCTCTGGAACAGGTGTAGGTGTACCACCGCCAATGATGTTCGGTGGCTTGTCCTCTTCTTCCTCTTCTTCTTCTGCTTTTGGCTTTATTATAAATGGATTTTCATTGTTGTCATCACCTGTGTCCATAGGAGCATTCGGATCCATGCCAGAAACTAATCTACCACTTGCATCTCTTATACCAATAACACGACCACTATCATTTCTGATTATCTGATTGTCTGGTATGGATCTACCAGTTCTTTCATTATATTGTTGAATAGTTTCTTGATCTGTCGCCTTAGTTTTACCCATGCCTATGTTTGGTGCATTAAATCCAAAAAATGTTTCACCTAATCCCATAGGTCTGCCTAACGCTATTTCGTTAGCCATGTTCTCTCTGGTCTTTCTTTCAATAGCATCACCAAATATAGTTACTGGTGTAGGAACACCTAATCCTTCAAGAAATGTAGGATCTTGACCTCCTTGAAACTTAC